GAGTTCCAAGCAGAATGCTGGAAGACGCATAAAAAAGTAGGTATGAAAATGAAGGGTGGCAAACTTGTCCCCAACTGTGTACCTAAGAACGAAGAGGTTCAAATCGAAGAAGGACCCAAATACGACAAAAAAGGTTATGATAAGTTTGATCGTTACAAGCGTATGGTCCGCCATAAGCAAGACAAGTATGGTGTTTCTACACTCAAGCAACGTCTGATGCATGGTGGTGTGGACTATAACATTGATAATGAAAAGAAATCAAAGAAAGAAGAAGTTCAAAATGAAGGAGCAGCCTGGACCAAAAAGGCAGGAAAAAACTCCGAGGGAGGACTCAATGAAAAAGGACGAAAGTCTTACGAAAGAGAAAATCCTGGATCTGACCTTAAGGCACCAAGCAAAAAGGTTGGAAATCCCAGACGGGCATCATTCTGTGCAAGAATGAGAGGAATGAAGAAGAAACTTACTTCTAAGAAGACTGCATCTGACCCCGATAGCAGAATCAATAAGTCTCTTCGTGCTTGGAACTGCTGATTTGCTTCAGGATTTATTCAGCATTCCTTCATATATCTACAAACTGTAACATACTGTAGCTTGTTTTTCTGGTAAATAGTACTATACTGTGTGTATCAACGTGATACTCGTATGGTCTCATTCTATCTGACCGCTACTATCCTCATTCTATTCATAGCATATATTGGAATGGAGGATTCAATGCGTCTAGTTAGATTCATTGAGATTGATATCCGTTGGCACTGGGTTGTTGTCCGAGCTTACTTCCTGAGAAGAAAGTTGGAGAAAGAACTCGGTATTGAACCAATCAGTTTCAAGGAGCACTATCAGACCTATGGAAAACGCTAGAGAGTTTTCTGACTTGTCAATGAGTAGGGCTGAATGCCCGAAGTGTGGAGCAACCTGGATCAATGGTGAACACCGATGGTCTGGAACAGGTGTTAAAGGTAGCGAGTTAGATCTTGCTGGATTAGTATGTAATAAACTGGGTGATTTCCAATGTATCAATCCTATGAAAGGAAAGGATGGTGGAGATACATGGGAAAAACGTATGGAAGATTTAGATAAGTTTGGTGAAAAATATGGCGAAGGTGAGTCTCAATGGTGGAATAAGTGAGGGCTCACTGACATACAGCATTAAATAATACTTAAGATTTAAACTTCATTGAGTAAATAGTCTTAGATGCTATAACTTAATGAAGTTTTTTCTTGCTTTATTTGCTTCATTGTTTCTTGCCCTTCCAGCATGGGCAGTAGACGTTCAGATGGGTTCTAATGGCAATCTTGTGTTTGATCCTGCAGAGGTTACTATCTCTGCTGGCGAGTCGGTGCATTTTGTTAATAATATGCTCCCTCCTCATAACGTTATCGTTGAGGATCATCCAGAGTTAGGTCACGAAGCCCTGGCAATGTTGCCTGGAGAAGAGTTTGATGTTGCATTTCCTGAGGCAGGTGACTACACTTATTGGTGTGGTCCCCATAAGGGTGCTGGCATGGTAGGCACTATTCACGTCGAATGAATCCAGAACATAAAAGAGAGTTTTACAAATCACTCAGAGAAAGGATCCATCAGTTAAGGATGGATCATCTCTTTGAAGAACCTTGCCCACTCTATGAACCAGAGTGGGAAGAGGATTATGCTTGGGACTGCAGGCTAACCTACGACTACGAAGAAGATGAAGAAACTCAATGAGGTCGTTTTAAACATCACAGTTGCTATACTCGACTTCTTATACAGAGGTCGCGACTATCAACGTTTTTGGGTGCTTGAGGAGATCGCTCGGGCACCCTATTTTGCATTTCTAAGCGTGTTACATTTTCGTGAAAGTATGGGACTTCGCGGTCCTGAACATCTATATTTGATGAAACAGCACTTTGAGCAGAGCGTCAATGAAACAGAACATCTGGAATATATGGAAAGCAGGGGCGGCAACGCTTATTTTATTGATCGCTTTGTTGCCAAGCACCTCGTTCTTATCTACTATTGGAGCAACGTGGTTTATTATTGGATGGCTCCTCGCTATGCTTACCATCTCTCCTACGAGGTAGAGATTCATGCTGCAGAAACTTACGCTAAGTTTCTTGCCAATAATGGGCACGATGACAAGATCCTTGAGATCTTAAATGACGAACTACACCATTCAAAAGAACTTTATGATGCTATGGAGTTGATCAATGTTTAAAGACTGGGGAAAGGGTGTCGAACCACCTGAACATGTCACAAGAGAACAAGTGCAGGAGATGATTGATGATGCCATACGAAAGCATAATCGTAATGCTGGAATTATCAGTATGTGTGTTGGTTGGGTTGTTCTTGCACTTTTTGCTGAAGGTCTTCTTCGACTCATTGGAGTAATCGATCCTGTATTCCCATGGCTCAACATCACACTTTAGAATGGATAGGGACAATCTCCCTGTTCGTTTTCGGTATAACTATGATATGTCAGGGACATTTTATTGTAACTGGTAAGCATGGTTACAAACACGATGAACGTGAAAAACACAAAATGGCAAATGCCAGAAAACAAGTAGAGGACTTATTTAAAAAATGAAAGTAGGAATGATTGGACTAGGCAGAATGGGCGAGGGTATGTCTCGTCGTCTCATTGCTGCTGGACACGAAGTACACGGATTTAGAAACAACTATGAAAAAGCTTGTGAACAATTTGAAAAGGGTTATATCAGTGGATGTACCACTACTGTGGAAAGCCTTGTTCAAGTAGTACACAATACTAAAGGAACCTTTACAGATGATGCAAAAGTTCCTGGCATCTTTATGATGGTAGTACCAGCAGAAACAGTGGAGGACACACTTAATGAGTTACTACAATTTTGTGTGGAGGGAGATATTATTATTGATCATGGCAATAGCAATTTTAAGGACTCTCGCCGCAGGGCAGAAAGGTTGTCTAAGATGGGCATCCAATATATTGACTGTGGCACTTCTGGTGGTGTTTACGGTCTGGAGCGTGGATACTGTCTTATGGTTGGTGGTGCAAATCATGCAGTATCCGTCTGCCGTCCTCTCTTTGACGCACTCGCCCCAGGCATTGATGCTGCCCCAAGGACCTGTGAGCGAGATGGGTACGTTCTCTATCCTGAAGAGTTCGGTTGGATCCATGCTGGAGATCCTGGAGCAGGTCACTTTGTGAAGATGGTCCACAATGGAATCGAATACGGAATCATGCAAGCATATGCAGAAGGATTTAATATCCTGCATGAAGCAAATGCTGGGGCAGCATACGTTGCTGCAGGTGATGCTGAAGTTGCTCCAATGGACAATCCAAAAGATTATTGTTATGACATTGACGTTGCTAAGGTGGCTGAGTGTTGGCGTCGTGGTAGCGTGGTTGGCAGTTGGTTGCTTGACCTTACCGCTGATGTACTACGCAGCGATAGAGAGCTTAGCAAGTTCGATGGGGGAGTATCAGACAGTGGTGAGGGTCGTTGGACTGTTCACGCTGCTGTGGACCTTGGCGTACCCGCTCCTGTTATCAGCAGTGCGTTGTGGGCACGCTTTGAGTCACGCCGTTTGGGTGCTTTCACAGCCAAGGTTTTGAACGGAATGCGTGCTATGTTTGGTGGTCATGACGTTCGCTGATGTCCTTCTTTGGGGAGCACTACCGTTTGTATGTGCCACCATCTATTTCGGGTTACGAAAAGGTGAAAATAACTACTACGAGACAGACAAGTATGACGGAAACGGCACCGCACACTAGCGGCATAGTTATCTTCGGTGCAACTGGAGACCTATGTAAAAAGAAACTTATTCCAGCACTATACAAACTCTGGCAGAAAGAACTTTTGCCAGAGAACTTTTTGATTGTAGGTAGTGCCAGAAGAGAACCAACAACTGAAGACTGGAAGAAGTCATTGGGAGAATATCCTGATGACTTTTTGCATCATTTAGATTATCAACGTGCAGATTTGTCTATGCCCGAAACGCTCGGACATTTGCCAGATTACATCGATAATATGACTTACTTCCTCTCTGTTCCACCAGAGAGATATGCAGAAGCTATTGCAAATCTTAAAGAGGCAGGATGTTTAGATGACCCAGAAAGATCCCGTGTTGTTATTGAGAAACCTTTTGGGACCGATTATAAATCTGCTGATCATTTATCAGCTGTGGTGGCTCGACATTTACGCGAGAAACAAGTCTATCGCATTGACCATTATCTTGGCAAAGATAGCGTTAATAATATACTTGCTACTAGGTTTAGCAATATTTTGTTGGAACCACTTTGGAACCGTCAGTACATAGAAGAGGTTCAGATTTTTGCTTCTGAAACTATTGGTTGCGAAGGTAGATCTCAATACTATGAGACTGCTGGTGCAGTTAGAGATATGTTACAGAACCATATTTTGCAGGTCCTTGCTCTCATAGCTATGGAAGCACCTTGCAGAATGTCAGCAAAAGAAGTCAGAAGGGAGAAGACAAAAGTTCTAGCAGCGACTAGAATGTCAGAGAACGTTATACTTGGACAATATCATGGCTACCGTGACGAAGAGGGCGTTGATCCTAACAGTGGTACTCCTACCTATTTTGCTGGGACTTTATTCGTCGATAACTGGCGTTGGGAGGGAGTTCCTTTTAACGTCATGACGGGTAAGAAGCTCCCATACCAATGCGTAGAGGTGGTAATCAAACTAAAAGCACCCCCACTAAAACTGTATGAAGGAGAAATCAACGATCGCATCGTTATTCGTCTACAGCCTAATCCTCATCTTGATATTCGGATGGACATTAAGTCCCCTGGCTTGGGGGACGATTTGGAGCTTGCAACATTAACACATGCATATCCAGAAGAAAGAGCAGTTGACGGTTATGAAAAACTTCTCTATGATGCAATCAATGGTGATCAGTCACACTTTGTCCACGCCGATGAGGTAATGGAATCCTGGAGGATTGTAGATGACCTTCTGTGTACTGGTACTTCTTGCCCAATTCGCACTGTCCCTTATATCTACATGGGAGGGTGGGGTCCACACCACAAAATAGATCGTATTACTGATTGGGATTATCCAGCATGAAAAAAGAAGACGAGGAAAGGAAAAAACGAATAGAGCAGATTAGCAAGCATCTTCATCCTCATGATGATGATCCCGACCCTACTGCTCATATGGGAAACTATAACTTTCCTCAGATGCTTTTTGCTTTCTGTCTTGGATTTGCAACGATGTTTGTCTTAGCAGTAGATGAGATAAACGATTTCAAAGGTTGTCCTTTACCTGCATATTTCGATGATCCACCAAGTTCAACTGTTCGTTAGAGCAACAATGCAAACTCCATGGTGCTTAGGTGTTATGGGGTTTCTTTTAGTATTCGTTCCTATCCTTGGAATGTGGGCGGTCCATAAATATGGATGGGAGCATTGGGAGCCTTTCGGGAAAAAACATGTATCGGGAGGAACACCTAAACAAGAAGAATGAGGAGTGTAATAAACTCTGGCACCGATGGTATGCTCTGTTTTTAAAAAAGCATTAGGGGCACAGGATGCAAGACAAGAATGGTGTCAATGTGCTCACGAATTAGGAGAGATGGTAGCACATGAGGTGAAGACTAACCCTAGATATATTAATGCTCCAAAAATGTTTTGGTCTGATGAACCTCCTACTCCGCCCACTAAATGATATAAATGACCCTACTTGGAGCGTGATCTTTTCGATCATGCTCCTTCTTATTGGTGTTGGTTGGGTCGTTAGATATATACTACTAGTTGATACACGAGAGGCACAAGATCATGGGAGCAATGACACCCCCGAGTCGAAAGAGTTGTTACAACTTCAGAGTGACGAAAATAAATAGAGTTGTAGACGGGGATACTATCGATGTTACCATCGATCTCGGTTTTGACCTTTATAAAAAAGAGAGAGTTAGAGTTGCTGGTGTGGACACGCCAGAGAAACGCACCCGAGACAAGGAAGAAAAGGAGCTCGGACTAGATGCGACGGCTTGGCTCAAAGAGAAGTTGGATGGTGCCCTTCGTGGGGACGATGAGCTTGTTATTCGTACTGAGCTTGTTGGTGGTGTCGGCAAGTATGGTCGCCTTCTCGGGTGGTTGTATGTAGGAGATGCGGAAGTATCTTTGAATGAGCAGATGATCACCGAAGGATATGCATGGGCATATGATGGCGGAACCAAGAAGAAAGACTTTGAAGAACTGCGTGAGATTCGTAGAGCACATGGAACGTTAGTATGACCCCAATCTTTGTTTTTGGATTTGCAATCTTACTAACAGTAGGAATGGAAATCACTTGGCCTGTAAGGAATAGAAAATGAGTACGACTGAACAATATCTTGGTAATCCCAATCTAAAGAAAGCAAACGTTCCGACGAACTTTACTCCCGATCAAGTTCAGGAGTATATCAAATGTTCTGAAGATCCTGTATATTTTATCAAAACATATATCAAGATTGTCTCTTTGGATAAGGGTTTGATTCCTTTTGACATGTACGATTTCCAAGTCGATATGACTAGGAAGTTCCATGACAATCGATTCAATATTGCTAAGTTACCTCGTCAGTCGGGTAAGTCTACTATCGTTACATCATACCTTCTTTGGTATGTTCTTTTTAATGCGAACGTCAACGTCGCAATCCTAGCAAACAAAGCAGCAACCTCTCGTGAAATGCTGCAGAGATTACAACTGTCTTATGAAAACCTTCCCAAATGGCTCCAGCAAGGTATCCTCCAGTGGAACAGAGGTAGTCTGGAACTGGAGAATGGAAGCAAAATCATGGCTGCAT